TACCTGCTGGACAAGGCTGAGGCAACGGAAGACATGGAGGCGGACCTGACGATTGTCGTTGACCCGTCACAGATCCAGGCCCTGTTGCGCCAGACTGAAGTCACGAACGCGGACTATAACACCGTGAAGGCCCTCGTGCAAGGTGACGTGGACGAGTTCATGGGGTTCAAGTTCGTGAAGAGCATTCGGCTCGGGACCAACTCCTCTGGCTACCGCCAGTGTATTGCGTTCGAGCGTCAGGGCTTGTTGATGGCCATTGGTGAGGAGATCAAGGTTGATGTGGGTCCTCGCCGCGACAAGCGTAACAGCATCCAGGTGTATGTGTCTGGGATGTTCAACTCGACCCGCATGTGGGAGGCGAAAGTCTACCAGGTGCTGTGTGATGAAACAAAGTAAGGTGACGTATGTCTGAGGCAGCACCCCAATATTCCATCCGAGTCACGATTGAGAAGATCAGTCGTGGTAACATGGAGAGTACCAACTACCCACTCCAGTCTGTTGGCAATGGTATCACCATCATGTCAGCGTCTGGGGCGGTGAATGTTGAGTCGCCGATGGCAGCAAACATTGAGATCAATGACTCTCAAGTCACAGGACTATTGGGGTACATTGGCCTGCTGAATGCCACCATCGATACCTCCGCAATTGAAACCGCTATTGCCACGCTTGTCGCGGCTAGCTAACAAGAAAGAAACATTATGGCTGCAACAACTATTAACACGTACTCCGTGGAACTGAACCAGGGCCCACCTGGTGCCACACAGACATATGCCCCGCTCCGGCCGAACCAGCTTGGTGGCCGCGTCCGGTTCATGATGTTCACATACACTGCCGCGTCTGACGCGTCTGGTGCTAACATTGCCCTCGCAAAACTGCCAAAGGGTGCTCGCATCTTTGACATTCAGTTTGCTGTGGCAACATCCCTCGGCTCTGCCACCATGGCATTTGGACTCGCTGGTGCGAACGGTAACGGGTACATTGATGATGGCTCGACCATCTCGAATAATGGCCCGACAGGAATTGCTGGCGCAGACAGCATTGGTGCCGCAGTGGCTGATAGCACGACCTGTATCGCTGCCGCCACTACGTACACCACAACCAACACCAAGGTCCAGCTCATCACTCCCACTGTCGCAGCCTACTCTGCGGCGCCAGCCGCTGAGGGCGTGATCAGTATTGGCACCAGTGCGTGGCTGTACATGCTGGCCAAGGACTGCTACCTCACGGCGACCGTTGGTACGGCTGCCCTGACCACACAGAAGATGGCTGGGTACATCCTGTATACGATCGACTAACATGGTGGGGCGGAGGTAACACTCCGCCCCTCACCTTATGGCATTTGCTGCAGACTGCATACCAATAGCGAATAGTGCCCTCACACTTGTGGGCACTAGGCTCATTTCTGCAGTCACGGACAACTCCAAGGAGCGAGTACTGATGTCTACTAACTGGGACACGTGGCGCCGGGCAATACTGCGTGATGGGATATGGACATTTGCAAAGCAGCCGATAACTGTGTTGACGGCCGACCCCATATATGCCCCGAAGGTGGGATTCACCACCCGGTTCCCAGTCCCCACCGACTTCATTCGGCTGGTGGACTTCAACCAGATCAAGGGGAATACTGACGGTACAGACGCCCCATACAGGGTGATGGGTGGTTTCATCTACACCAACATGAGTTATGGCAATCTTGTGTATGTGTCAGACATAACCACAGTGTCCCTGTATGACCCACTCTTCTGTGAGGCTTTCTCTGCGTATATTGCCGCCGCGAGCTGTAAGACCCTGACAGGGTCTGGGTCTGATGCTGCTGAGTTCAACAAGTTGTATAAGCAACAGCTTCAGAAGGCTCGTTTCGTTGGGTCTGTGGAAGATCCATCAGTGCAGCTGGATGTGGATGTATGGCTGCAGGCTCGTGTGGGTGTTCCCACTATCTTGCGAGACCCTCTATTTGCCACTGACCCGTCACTTGACTTTCCTAATCAGCCAGGGACCGGACAATGAGGAGTGACTTAATACAGACCAATTTTACGTCTGGGGAGATTTCTCCACTGATGTATGGTCGGGTGGACATTAACAAGTATGCCAATGGTGCGGCAACACTTAAAAATTTTTTGGTACGTCCACAGGGAGGTATATGCCGGCGTCAGGGTAGTGAGTATCTTGATGTGTGTAATTCTTCGCCATCGACTTATACCCGCCTCATCTCATTCGTTATTTCGAACACTGTGGCATACATCCTTGAGTTTGGTGCGGGATATATTGTGTTCTACACTAATGGGGCTCGTATTAATGCTGTGTCTGTGACTACTCCATATGCTGCAACAGACCTTGACCAACTCACTGTGGCAGCATCAGCAGACGTGTTGTTTATTGCCCATCCCAACTATCCCACACAGGTGCTTACTCGTTTCAGTGACACGTCTTGGACTATTAGAGCATATGTTCCGACTGATGGACCGTACCAGGACGTTGACACGTCAGGTAATCGGGCCCAGCTGACATTGGTATCTGACATCACGACGATGACAAGCACATTCACTGGAAACCCAAACACAATCACAGCAACCGCGACTGGGGGCACCCCATTCAGCTCAGGTAATGTGGGGCAGTTCATGCTGAACCCAGTGAGTGGGACTCCTACCCCATTGTTGCAGGTGGCTACATATGTGAGTAGTACACAGGTGACTGTGAACTACATACCAGCGGCAAGTATTGCTGTGGCACAACCACCACCTACAACGTCTGCTGGCCCTGTGCTACATACCACGTACAACTTTTTCACATCCGGGATGGTCGGTAAGTACATAAAGTCGAATATAAACATCTGGTATGTGATTACCGGAGTGACTAACCCTACCACTGCTACAGCAACTGCCATAACCATGGTATCACTTGGGTCTGCTACAATCGCACTGACTGGGGCAGGTATATTCGTGGCTGGGTCTGTTGGGCAGTATGTGGAATACCTGGTGTCTGGGGTATACTACCTGGCACAGATATTAACTGTAGTAAGTACTACTCAGGCCACTGTGCAGATACTTCCACAGATACTTGTGAATGACGGTGGGTTTGACATCTCATTCTCAGGATCGTCAGGCAGCATAACAGTGTCATCATCATACTCAGCAGTGTTTGACCAGAGCAATATTGGGATGTACGTTAGGAAGACTACTGGCCAGTTGTGGGCACAGATTACTGCCTTCACCGATAGTCAGCATGTCACTGCCACCGTGCTGTCAATGTTCACATACACGTATCCTGGAGTCACCATGACATTGAGTGACAACCGAGTGATCACAGTGACTGCTAATTTTACCACAGCGGTGTTTGACCCAACTGATGTTGGTACTCAGGTTCGATTTCAATTTGCCAGCAAGTGGCGTGGATTTACAGTCACCGCAGTTAACTCACCAACAAATGCCACTGGGACACTGACAGACTATCTGCCATATGACTTGATCAATGCTACAAACCCATACAATAATGGATTTGCTGACAATTATCGGTGGGGAGCATGGTCATACATCACTGGATTTCCTGCCATTGTTGGATTGCATGACCAGCGCCTTATCTTTGCTAACACGACCAAGCAACCATCCACCGTCTGGTTGAGTCAGCCTGCTGACTACTACAACATGGCCCCCACTGAGGAGGATGGGGCAGTTATTGCTACTGATGCCATCACAGTGACTATCGCGTCTGGTAGTGTGGACCCTGTGACATGGATTCGTTCAGGCCAGGTGCTGCTAGTGGGAACGTTCAGTGGAGAGTATGAGATCTACCCACCAGCGAGTAGTTCAGGTCTTGCCCCATCTAATATCGCGAATGCTGCCCAGAGTTTCTTTGGGTCACTCACACCAACGACTGCTTTTCGCTTTGGTGTTGCTACCCTATTCCTGCAACGTGGTGGTAACAAGATCCGAGAGATGCTGTATCAGTTCCAATTTGATGCATTCAACTCAAAAGACATATCGGTGGTTGCTGAACACATTATGCGAGTCCGTGGTGGTGGTAAGATCATGGCCTATCAAGTAGAGCCACTCTCAGTGTTTTGGATTGTGTGCAATAACGGTGACTTGGTGTCCATGACATATGATCGTGACCAAGACATTGTGGCATTTGCTGCCCATACCATTGCTGGTGGGACAGTTGAGTCTGTGGCAGTGATACCTGATGGTGCTCATGATGATGTGTAC